GTCCGGGAGACCGGGCGGCCTTTTCTTTTCGCGGGGTGGCGGCATGCCTTTGCCGCAGAGCCCTGGCCGCGCAGCTATGAAGCGCAGGTGCGAGAGGCCTATCTGCGCAATCCGGTGGCGCAAAGATGCGTGCGGCTGGTGGCGGAGAGTGTGGCCTGGGCGCCGGTCTATGCGAGCGAGGTGCGGCCGGCGGCGGCGGCCCTGCTGACGTCGGCGCTGCTGGAGACGATCGCGACGCAACTGCTGCTGCACGGCAATGCCTATGTGCAGCTGCTGCAGGATGGGGACGGGCTGCCGGCGGAATTGTTCGCCTTGCGGCCCGAGCGGGTGACGGTGGAGGCGGACGGGGCCGGCTGGCCGGCGGCTTATGGCTACAAGGTCGGCGAGGCGCGGACGCGGATCGCGGCGCGGGACGGACTGGGGCGGCCAGGGCTGGTCCACCTCAAGGCCCCCCATCCGCTGGACGACCATTATGGGCTGAGCTGCCTGAGCGCGGCGGCAGGCGCGATCGCGATCCACAATGCGGCGGCGGCCTGGAACAAGGCGCTGCTTGATAATGCGGCTCGGCCGTCCGGGGCCCTGGTCTATGAGCCGGGCGACGGGGCGGCTCTCTCGGGCGAGCAATATGACCGGCTGCGCGCCGAGATGGAGGCGCAGTTTTCGGGCAGCGAGAATGCCGGACGCCCGCTTTTGCTCGAGGGCGGGCTGAAATGGCAGGCGATGAGCCTGACGCCCGCAGACATGGACTTCATCGCGCTGAAGGCCGGGGCGGCGCGGGAGATCGCTTTGGCCTTCGGGGTGCCGCCCTTGCTGCTCGGCCTGCCGAGCGACGTCACGTACGCCAACTACCGAGAGGCGAACCGGGCGCTGTGGCGGCAGACGGTGTTGCCGATGGCGGACCGGATATTGCGCGGGCTTTCGGAGGCGCTGGCGAGCTGGTGGCCGGGGCTGGTGCTCGACGTCGATCTCGACCGGATCGGGGCACTGGCTTCGGAGCGGGAGAAGCTCTGGCGGCAAGTGAGCGCGGCGAAATTCCTGACGGATGCGGAGAAGCGCGAGATGCTCGGCTTCGCGCGGACGACGGCGGATGAGGCAGCAAGGGGCGAGCCATGACCGATCACAATGCGACGCTCGCCTTGCTGCTCGCCCAGGCGGAGCGGCAGGGCGCGGACATGGTGACGTTGCGCGCGCTGATCGAGGAGGCGAGCGGGGCGGGGGCGGAGCGTGCTTTGGCCGCGCTCGGGCTTAAGGATGACCATGCCCGGCGCGACATGGACGATCTGCGGGAACTGCTGCGCGCCTGGCGGGACGCGAAGCGTTCGGCCTGGACGGCGGTGGTCGGCTGGACGGTCAGGATCCTGCTGGCGCTGCTGGTCGCGGGGATGGCGGTGAAAATGGGATGGCTGGGGCGATGAGGTTCGCGGGCTATGCGGCCTTGTTCGACCGGGCCGACCGGGGCGGCGATGTGCTCAGGCGCGGGGCCTTCGCGGCCTCGCTGGCGCGGGGCGGGGCGGTGCCTCTGCTCTGGCAGCATGCGCCCGGGCGGCCGATCGGGCGGATCGACTATCTGAAGGAGGATCGGCGGGGGCTCAGGGTGATCGGGCAGTTGTCCGATGGCGCGGCTGGGCGGGAGGCGGCGGCGTTGCTGAAGGAGGGGACGGTGCGCGGGCTGAGCTTCGGCTATCGGGTGCGGGAGGCCAAAGGCGAGAGCCCGCGGGAGCTGGTCTCGGTCGAGCTGGTCGAGGTCAGTCTGGTGACGTTTCCGATGCAGCCGAAGGCGAGGGTGCATGCGCTGGAGGAGTCGGCGACTGCGGTGTAGGGTCGGGACCGGCAGATGGAAGGAGCCGCCCATGGGGTCGCTGAAGCGGAAGGACTATGAGGAGCTGCTGGAGCCGCTGCAGGCGGAGCTGGTCGAGATGGCGCGCTGGGTCACCGGGACCGGGCAAAGGCTGCTGGTGATCTTCGAAGGACGGGATACGGCCGGGAAGGGCGGGGCGATCCAGGCGGTCGCCAACCGCCTCAATCCGCGCCAGTGCCGCGTCGTGGCGCTTCCGAAGCCCTCCGAGCGCGAGACCGGGCAATGGTATTTCCAGCGCTACGTGCCGCACCTGCCGGCCAAGGGCGAGATCGTGCTGTTCGACCGCAGCTGGTACAATCGGGCCGGGGTCGAGCGGGTGATGGGCTTCTGTACCGAGGACCAGGCCAAGGCCTTTCTGGAAGCGGCGCCGGCGTTCGAGCGGCAGCTGGTAGATGACGGCCTATTGCTGTTCAAATATTGGCTGGGCTGCGACCAGGCGGAGCAGGAGAAGCGCTTCGCCGAGCGGGCCGATGACCCGCTGAAGCGCTGGAAGCTCTCGCCGATCGACGTGGAGGCGCGGAAGAAATATCGCGACTACACCGCGGCGCGCGAGGCGATGCTGAAGGCGACGCACATGGAGAAGACGCCTTGGACGCTGGTCGACTTTAACGACCAGAAACGGGGCCGGCTGACCCTGATCCGCGATCTGCTGGACCGGTTGCCGGACCGGAAGATGCCCGAGGACAAGACCGAATTTCCGCCGCTGGAGGGCAAGCCGGCGAGAGAGAAATATGGGGTGCTGAAGCCGATCCCGGACTTTCCCTTGGATTGACGGCGGCGTGATCGGGTCACGCCCGATCGGCTAGATTTCGAAACGGGTAGAAACTGTCGCTCCGGAGGCGTGTCCGGGGCGGTTTTGTCGTGCGCAAAATCAACCAAGGAGACGATGATGCTGGAAGTGAAGACGGATGCGCTGGAGGCCTCGTTCGAGGCGCTCGAGCGGGAGGATGAGGATGTGGCGGCGCTGCGCGGGGAAGTGCAGGCGCTGAAGGCGCGGGTCGATGCGCAGGCTTTGGCCGGGGCACGGCCGGCGCTTTCCGGGGCGAAGGCGGAGGCCTCGCCGTTCGTCGAGCGCTATCTGCGCAAGGGCCTGGAGGCCGGCGTCGAGCTCAAGGCGGTGAGCGGGGCGACCGACGCCGCCGGCGGCTATGCGGTGCCGCAGGAGATCGACGCGGAGATCGACCGGGCGCTGACCGCGATCTCGCCGATCCGCGCGATCGCCAATGTCGTGAAGGTCGGTTCGGCCGGCTATCGCAAGCTGGTGACAAGCGGCGGAACGGAAAGCGGCTGGGTCGCGGAGACGGCGGCGCGGCCGGAGACCGACACGCCGGCGTTCAACGAGATCGCGCCGCCGTTCGGCGAGCTCTATGCCAATCCGGCGGCGAGCCAGGCGATGCTCGACGACGCCGCATTCGACGTCGAGGCCTGGCTGGCCAGCGAGATCGCGACCGAGTTCGCGCGGGCCGAGGGCGCGGCCTTCGTCTCCGGCAACGGCACGAGCAAGCCGAAGGGCTTTCTCGCCGCGCCGAACAGCAGTGATGCGGACGGCGTCCGCGCTTTCGGCACGCTGCAATATCTGGCGACGGGTGTCGCCGGCGGCTTCCCCGCCTCGAACCCGCAGGACAAATTGATCGACCTCGTCCAGGCGTTGCGCTCGCCCTACCGGCAAGGCGCGGCGTTCGTGATGAACTCGGCGACCGCGGCGCGGATCCGCAAGTTCAAGACGTCGGACGGCGCGTTCCTCTGGCAACCGGGGTTGGTCGCCGGGCAGCCGGATACGTTGCTCGGCTATCCGGTTGTGGAGGCGGAGGACATGCCGGACGTGGCGGCCAATGCGCTCGCCATCGCCTTCGGCAATTTCAGGGCCGGCTATCTGATCGCCGAGCGGGCGGAGACGCAGATCTTGCGCGACCCGTTCACCAACAAGCCGTTCGTCCATTTCTACGCGACGAAACGGATCGGCGGGCAGGTGATGAATTCCGAGGCAATCAAGCTGCTGAAGTTCAGCACCTGACGATCATCGTCCCTGCGGACGGGCGCGGCAATCCGGCACGGCGCTGGATTGCCGCGTCGTCTTCGGCGCGGCACTGACCGGGATTTCGACATGAGCTTCTACCTGAAAGACCCGCAATCGCGGGTGGATTACGCAATCGACTGGTCGATCCACCTGGACGGCCAGACGATCGAGGCGAGCCAGTGGCACGTCACGCCGAACGAGGACGGCGGCATCGTCGTAGAGGAGGACAGCTACGAGCCCGTCCGAACGGCGGCGCGGCTCGCCGGCGGCTTGGCCGGCCACAGCTATTCGGTCGCGAACCTCGTGACCTTGTCTGACGGCGGCACCGATGTGCGGTCTATCACATTGCGCGTGGAGGCACGATGATGGGCATGATCGTGAGTGAGACGCCGGCGCTGCCGGTCGCGCTTGCTGAGCTGAAGAGCTTCCTCCGGGTTTCGGTCAGCGACGAGGATGCGCTGCTCGCCGGGCTGATTCGCGCGGCGGCGGAATTGTGCGAGGCCTTTACCGGCCGGGCGCTGATCGAGCGGATGGTGGAGGAAGTGGTCGCGGCCGGG